ACGGATGCTGATGATCCCCCTGTTTTTCATATTGACTTTGGTGGGACCAGAACCGTATTACCGGGAAATACGTTTGGTATTATCTGGAGTGCTGATGGCGTTTATAAGTTTAATATTACCTAATTATTGGAACCATATCAGGGAGCGAATAGCCTTACCTCAATCACCTTTGTGTCATGGCGCAATCGACTATCATTAGCACAAAGGAACTTCAGCGGCAGGCCGAGTTATGCTTTGAGGGCGAGACATTAAAGGTAATGCTGGCGAGTGTGGGTGCTACTGGTTACACAGAAGAAAGTACAGTAGCTAACTGGCAGTCTGTTGAAGTGACTGGGCTGGGATACACTCGCTTTAGTACTGTTATTGGAACTGGTTCGTATAGCAATTCTCTTGCTGCATATACCTTACCTTCTATTGACGCAGTATTTACTGCCGGTGGTACAGGGTGGGGATACGATCGGATCATTATTTATATCGATGGTGCGACTTATCCTCATAGTATAATTGCAGAAAATCCTACAGTTTTCCTGCAGTCTGGTCAAACGCAGACTTATCGGTTGGCCCTTCGCCAGGATGACTGATGGGCTTAAAATTAAACCTAATTATAGATTACGGAAATCTTGTTCAAACCATAAGAAACATTGTTGAAGCAAACCGCAAGAAATTACTTGAGCAGGATAGGAAACGACAGATCAAAGAGGATATAAAGAGCAAAGAGCAGGAGCAGGCAAACTTTGGTGGCCCGCAGCCGCGAAATTCAGCATCTCCCGGTTTTCCGGAGAGCGAGAAAACTCCAAGAACAACATATGAGCCTTGGGATACAACATCTGAAACTAAGAATTACCGCGAAACTTTAGCAGAAGCGAAAGAAAATGAACGCCGCAAATCAAAAGAAAAGGACGAAAAGTACAGAGCAAATAAACCTGGAAGCTTTCCTGATAAAAGTAAGCCAAAATTAGGACACTTTTGGGCTTTCAAAGATTATAAATTCCAAGAATCTGGTCCCAAAGTTCTGGGTGAAAGTAGTGGTGGCCTTGGGGAGAGTGGCTACGCAATACTTCTGCCAGAGATTAGCGGTGGAAATACAACAATACAAAAGACTAATCTTGTCACAGGAACTGGTGGCAAATGGGATGAATTTGGAGGCGATTCTTTTAGCGCTGAATTCGTAACTACTACCGACTTTGAGTCAGTATTCGACGAAATCACTCTATACATAACTGATTTTGATACATGCGAAATAGTGTGTCCGAAGGAACGTTGGCAGACCGGCTATGTAACGACATCCTCTCTGTTAAATGTTCAGGAGGCTGTAGAGCATTTAGCCATTCCCGTTGGAGATGGCAAGTTTATACTAATTACAGCCGAAAAATATGTATATTGGCAATTTAATACTATCTGGACAGGTGGGAAGAAGATGTATGCTGGAGACGGCAGTTGCGAAAGTTTTGGACAGGGTAGTTGTCCTGGAGGCTGGAACCCAATCTCCTTTCCGGGCAACCCGAACTTATGTCCATCAGAAATCTTACATATTGTAACGTTCGTTGGCGGCTGGGCTGATACGAACTGCGAGACGATATACAGGTATTGGGGACCGTATGAAGCAACATATGGCTTCGTCTCTAGAAGTTATGTAACTGACACTCGTAGAATATTCTCCGCTTATATTTGCAGCGATAGTAACAGAAGGGAGATCGATATACCTGAAAAATTGCAAGATTTCCTTGATATTCAATTTGATGAAGCCGTTGCCGATTATCCGCCTCCTTATGAAATTGGCTTCAACTATACTTACGAGCACAGTGAAAAAATTTACAGGGACATTGGCAGCCACGACCTAAATAGCGGTTATGTCCCACCTGCAAACGGCAACCCCGGATACCAAATTGACATCTCAAAAGGCTTGTGGACTGATAATTTTCTTGAAGGGTACACACCAGAGGTATTTAAGTGGATAAACAATAAAATTAACTTTGTAGATGGAGGTAAAATCAAAGAATTTACAAATAAAAAGCAGATCATACTGGATGCTTCGAGGCCAGATACTGCTTATGGACACATTTTAAAATATATCGATGATGAAACCGGCGATGTTGATTACCCATATGCCAGTTACCTATATAATAATTTTACAAATTTTCTGTATGCCACAATTCCTGCAGATAAAACGCCTTCCTGGGACATGTGGAGAGAAGGCTATGCAGGTGAGAAACCCAAAAGCGAACTCACTGCGACCCTCAGATTGAGGGCCAATCGTGACAAGGCTGAAGGTGATTACAATGACTACGATTCAGAATTAAAATATTACGGCAAAGAAGATATACTTGGAGTGGTTTGGGACTGGGATGACCCAAAATACTGTAAAGAAATGTGCATTGCGCTAGGCTTTAGTGGTGGCGATTTGACTATATAAATATATGCTTCGGCACCATAGTATCAGAGCTTTAGAATACAAAAGTGCAAGACGAAGAGAAGCCTGATCTATTAACAAAAATGCAGATGGCAGTTAGTGTGAATCGCCATTCAATGTTACGTAAAAGCGCTGACAAAAAGCTAGTTAACGATGCGATATACGGCAAGTGAATTTGGCATACTAACGCGCCCTTAGGCGTGATGCCTGCAGACATGTCCGACGAAAATCAATCCGCACTTGAGATGGGTGCGACCAGCTCTGGAGAACGCAATATTCCAGATCCAGGTGATAACCGCAGTTATTCTGAAGAAGAAGTCCAAAACTTGCTGAAAGCTCTGAAATCGGAGCGCGAAGCTCGTAAAGTATACGAGAAAGAGGTAAAAGAAAAAGCAGCAATGCTTGAAAAATTTGCCGATATTCAGCCTGAAGAATATCGTAAATTACAAGAAGAAGTTGCCACTTCCGCAAGGGAGAAGGCCGCAGTAGAGGAACGGACTGCATTGCTGGAGGAGAAGTATGGCTCCCAGGCTGCAGAAGCAGCTAAGGCGCGAGATTCTGCTAATCGCGAACTGCAAGAATTCCGCAAGCGTTATGCGCTTGAAAAGGTATTCTTTGCTGCAGGCGGTCGGACTGATTCCGCTGATGGCGTATCTTTCTTTGATATGCTAGCAAATCAAATTGGTGCTCAATTCCGACTTGAAGTTGATGGCAGTATTACTGTAGTCGACAATGCTGGTGATCCTGTGTTGGATAAAGAATCTGGCCGCCGATTGAACCCTGAAGATTACTTAGGTCAGTTCAAGACGCACCCGATTTATGGTACCTTCTTCAAAGGTAACAAAGGTTCTGGTGCTGGTATTGGCTATGGCGGCACCGATACTGTTGGCATGACTGGTGAAGATTTGCACGCTCTCAGTCGTGATGAATTGTTCCAGCGTGCATTTGGCTGACAATAATTAAGCCATTATATACGAAAGCCGGCCCATTGGGTCGGTTTTTATTGCATTTTTGGAATCATAAGTTTGAGTACCCAGCCCTGAATTGGTTGAGATGACCGATCGGGGAGGGTCTAGCGCCAATGGATGAGACATCCAATCAGGCGATTTACCTTTCCTGTTCATTGTTCATCTATCCCTTTTAGGAATCATGGCCTTAACTCTTGCTGAAGCTAAGAAGCATTCTAGCAACCCCCAGGAGCTTGCAATCGTTACCGAGCTTGCTGCTGGTCCCCTGCTGCAAAACCTGCCGTTCCGTGAAGTCCAAGGCAACGGTCTGTTCTGGAAGCGTGAGGAGTCCCTTGGTGATGTGGGCTTCCGTACGTTCAACGCTGGCTACACCGAAAGCTATGCCACCGTCAAGCAGCACAGCGAAGCGCTGAAACTGTTCGGTGGTGACATCAAGGTTGACCGCGCTATCGTCGACCTGGAGGGCCCCGAGGCCCGCGCTTACCAGATCCAGTCCAAGACCCGCGCAATGCGCCTGGCTTTTGAAGGCCTGTTCATCAACGGTGACTCCAATACCACCGGCGCTGAATTCGATGGTCTGGCTGTGCGCCTGCCTGATGGTTCCAGCCAGTATATCGCGAACGCTGGTGCTCCTGCTGCCCTGGATACCGGCGCCCTGGACGAAGCTATTGATGCTGTGGACGCCCAAGGCGGCCAGAAGTATCTGGTTATGTCCAAGTCGGCCCGTCGTCATCTGAGCAAGGTGGCTCGCGCCAATGGTCAAATCGACATCGAGCGCAACGATTTCGGTTACCAGCAACTGTTCTACGGTGGCATTCCGGTGCTTGAGCTGGACCGCGACCATCAGAACGTGGCCATCCTGGATAGCGATCCTACTGATCAATCGATCTATGTGGTTGCTTTCGGCAATGACCTGCTGACCGGTCTGCAGAACGGTGGCCCTCAGGTGCGTGACCTGGGTGAAGCAACCGATTCGCCGGTCCTGGTGACCCGCGTTGAATGGTACTGCGGGGTGGCTTTGATAAATGGCCGAGCTGCTGCACGTCTCGCCAACGTCAACGCAACTGCTGCTATCGCCTGATAAACCCAGTCTGGGACAGCGATCTAACGAGCCCTTCGGGGCTCTTTTTTTTGACTAGTGGCAATGATGAATAAATATTGGTATCATGTGGATGCGTCACTGCCATCAGCCAGATGAGACCCCTTCCCGCATTGCCTCACATTAGTGTATTAAATGAATATCTTGAGATTGATCCAGCCATACCCGCTGGATTAAGGTGGAAGACGAGGGCTTCAAAAAATACACGCATCGGATCACCAGCGGGCAGAAAGCATTCCAATGGCTACTGGGAAGTTAGGCTCCAGGGTGTGCTGTACAAAAGCTCAAGGATAATATATAAAATTTATAACAATGGAGAAGATCCTGGCCTGTTCGAGATAGATCACATTGACAGGAACAAGGACAATAATGCTGGATGGAATCTTGTGCTTGCAACAAGAGCAGAACAGGCTCGAAATAAGACGGTTACGTCCAAGGCTGGTTTCAGGCATGTGGCTTTTGATGCTCGCACTCGCAGGTCTTCTGCTCCATGGATGAGTACAGTCTCATTTAGGGTTGATGGCGTCAGGAAAGCCAAATTCCTAGGCTATTTCTTAAATCCATACGAAGCGGCAATTGCAGCTATCGTTTATAAACGTGAAAATGGTATCAGGTATGAATATGCTCCTGGAGGAGCGGTCTAGAACTTGGCAAACTAGGAATCATCACGTATTTCCGTCTACGGAAAACTAATGGGATTGAAGTGCCTCAGTGATTTTATCGTCTTCTGATATCTTCAGGATTTTATCCAGCGATCCGGTAATACGGGTATCTGCGCGTGTAAAGATTGTAGATACCAGGCCACCGATTGAGACTGCCGATAGCACTGTAATCTATATTGCAAAATATCCGATCGTTTCTGATTTCCAGGCAGTATGGACTGTTTGGATTGCTGATAATTCTAACGAACCGCTTGATTTAATACTAGCACAACTCAAGCGTTTACTGCCTGGTTTTCAAATAACAGATAACGGTATTATTGTAAAAGCAACTGTTACAGAATTAAAATCAGCAAATACCGAGACAGCTCCTGTTATACCGGCTAAACAAGACCAGGGCCTGCTCAGCTCTTTACAAGCAAAATTTGATGAGCTAAAGCAGTCAATAGAAGACCGAATGCTGCTGGTTGGCCCCGGCAGGGCTGGCAAAGAAGGTATTCCTGGTCGCGATGGTGCAAATGGCAGCGATGGCAAAGACGGGAGAGACGGGAAGGATCTAATAGCCACTGACGCTGAGCTAGATGACCTGAAAGATGTATTCACGACTGATGCGCAACGCGGTCAATTTTTAATGTTTGATGGCGCCTCATGGGTTGCCAGGTTTGTACCGCAAATCATCAGAGCTAGTGGTGGCGGTGGTGGCGGTGGAACAGGTGGCGGTATCGAAGAAGCGCCACTTGATGGTAACTATTATGTCAGACAAAATGGTCAATGGGTCAACCTAGTTGATGCATTGGCTGATCTTGGCAATATCGATGCTGGCGACTTCACGACTGGTGTTGCTGATACAAATAATTCCAGTCAATTTGATGGTGGGGACTTCAG